CAAGATGAAAGAACAAATAGAACATTTGCAAAAAGGACAAGACGAACTTAGAAAAGACATGAAAGAAATTTTAGCTTTAGCTGAAAGATCCAAAGGGGGTTTTTGGATTGCTATTTCATGTGCTGCTTTTTTTGGAAGTTTAATATCTGTAGTTATTAGAAATTGGATGCAATAATGAAATCGTTAAAAAAACTATTTGGTAAGCCTGTAATAGTTACGCTTGCTGTACTTGCAGCATTACCTATTACTCCTTTAGTATTATGTTTATTATACGGATGGACTTATTAAAATACTTATATTAGATATAGAAACTTCTCCACATACAGGCTTTCATTGGGGATTGTTTCAACAAAACATTAGCATAGGTCAGCTAATAGAATCGTCTAGTGTATTGTGTTGGGCGGCTAAATGGTTAGGTAAAAAGAAAGTATACTTTTCTAGTATATTTCATACCACTTTTACCAAGATGATAAAAGAAATACATAAGCTGATAGATGAAGCAGATGCAGTTATTACTTATAACGGCAAACGATTTGATATGCCTACACTTAATAAAGAATTTTTATTACAAAAATTACCACCACCTAGTCCATACAAAGACATTGATCTGCTTACAACTGCTAGAGGTAAATTTAAGTTTGCTAGTAATAAATTAGATTACATTGCACAAATGTTAGGAGTAGGTCAAAAAACTTCTCATGAAGGTATGCCTTTATGGATTGAATGTATGAGTAAAAATCCTAAAGCATGGAGGTTAATGAAAAAATATAATATACAAGATGTAAAGCTAACAGAAGAAGTGTATTATAAATTACAAGGATGGATTAAAATACATCCTAATCACAATTTAGAAACAGAGGAAATGGTATGTCCTAATTGTGGTAGTCATCATTTACAAAAGAGAGGAGTACAAATATCTCTGACAAATATGTACCAAAGGTATCAATGCCAGTCATGTGGCAAATGGAGCAAGTCAAGCAAACCCATACAAAAAATAAAATCAAAGTCGGTTATACCCATATAAAAAGGATCAAGATGGACATACAATTGATAGCTCTTCATATGTTAGATAAGACTATTGATAATGTTGATATTGTGCATGGCGAAGATACTATGGTAATACATTTAGATGATGGATCATCTGTAGAATTAATTATTGATAGTGCTTATATGAACATACAAGACTTGGATGATTAGTTATAAATTTAATGTGCGATAAACTTTTTTATCATGCCATTGTTTATCAGTAGAATTTTTATACAAATTTAAAACAGTCAAAGAGTTTTTAAAAATAGGTTTGCTATAACCTGAAAAACAAAAAGCATAAATCAAAGGGCATTCATCACTATGATAAGCATTAATAAGATCAGGTAAAATATCTATTTCTTTTTCTTTAATATTAGCAGTTCCCTTTACATTGCAAACAAATGTTTTTTTATTAGCATATACAAAATAATCTGGTATGTTGCGGAGTAATGGATTTACATTATAAAATTCTGGAACTGAATTATTTTTTTCATCAAAGCCTAATCTTTGTATGTAATAATTTTTACAATAGTTTTCAAAAAAGTCTTCAGCAAAATTACTTCCGTTGTTTCTTTCTTTGTAGTTCATGTTAGCGTTAAGCATATATTCTTCTATCTGCAATAGTCAATAAGTTATCCATAGCTAACTCTAATTTTAACTCATAATAAATAGGTTTCTTACTTCCTAACCACCTAGCATATACTGCTTCTCTTTGTTCTCTAGGTAAACTATTTATAATTGCATTCATAGTTTTAGTATTCTTACTATCAGCTTCCCCTACCATATCATCAAATGCTTCTGATGATTCTCCTCCACTAGCAATGCCTAATGATTTACTAGGGTATCCAAGTTTGTGGCTATCATGTTTCATCCATGTAGACCAATCTTCTAAAAGAACCATTAACCTTTTAATCTGCATATTTTTTTGCTTTTAATTTTAAAATTATCTAAATTTTTTTTATGATTAAAAACTGTATCTAACCCACATCTCATAGGGAGTTTGTACATATTATGCCTATTGTGTTTTTCACAAATTAATATTTCCGCAGTTTCTAATGTTCTGATAACAGCAAATACTGATTGATAATTCATGCCTATTTCATTTGCTATTTGTGATGTATGTTTTTTGTCTTCTCCAATTGTCTTAATTATTAAATCAGCTAATTGTTTTCGTTTTATTTTTTCACCATTATCAAATGTAAATATATAGGTACTTGTTTGTGCTGATAATGCTTCCGCCATATTAATCTCCTTAACTAATATCTACTATCCTACTAACCCATTTATTGTTTTTCTTATGCCATCCCTCTACAATAATAACCCAGTTAGCATCCCTTAAATGAGAGATAGCATCACTATCCTCCATCTTCTTTACTCTGGCACTAATGTTGCTATAACTTGTAACCTGTATGCCAACTGTATTACCTTTACTATCTACTGCTAGTAGATCAATTATGCCAAAAAGGTCTTGGCGTATCTTAGCAAATGCATTCCATCTTTCTACGATAGAAACTAATGGGTAATCCCCACTATTTCTTAACCTCTTTAATGTTCTTTGTGTCGGTGATACTGCCATCAGATTTATCCTTTATTGATTTTTCATGATCTTCTTTTACCATTTCATCTCGCCAAGCAACTTTTTGTTTATGTAATTCAAACTGATCTGAAGCTGGTTTCGAGTTAAATATTCTATTCCATGCTTCTTCTAGATCTTCATCAGTTACTTCTTTTGGTCTTCTTCCACTACCTTTTCCCATTATGATCTCTCCTTAATCTCCACAAAAACACGCTATGCCTTCTTCGTCTTGATCGAACATATCTTGTTGGTTTAGAGCATACTCTTTCATTTTTTTGTAGCTAGGTCTGTCTTGTCTAAACATATGTCCTTGCCCTAAAGATTTGTCAGTTTTATTTTTTGCAATATCTTCCATTTTTATCCACCAATCTGCACGACTAGGTTTTTCTTGTATTAAACTTTGTACTTGGTATGCTGGTTTTAAAAAACACAAATCACAATTTCCATGCATAGTTTTACCATTCATGTTTGGTAACTTTAAATCAAAATTATTTTCTTTCCAAAACTTACTAATGTCTTTTACAGAAATATTATCTGCTACAAGAGGTATTCTATGTGGTTCTATTTTTGATGCTCGTCTATGTTCATCTGCTCTTATACCTACCCAAGCATCATGTTCTGTAATTTTTCTACCAATAGATTTACAATATTTTGCAATAGTTCTAATTTTTAGTTCTATAGAACAAAATCTAGCTACAGGATTTGGTAACATAGTTTTATTGTTTAATAATTCTTCAAAAGGCTCACCATTTCTACTAGCTGTTTTAAAATCTACAACTTTAAATCTGTCTTTAAGTTCTTCTGCCCAAACATATTCTATCCAAGCAATAGGTACATTCCATTTCTCACCACAATCCCTAACAAACTCTAATGTAGCTTCTTCTTCTTTCCCTGTATTGGCAAAACATACAATGGCATCTTCTGGCAACTTACCATCATTAGATTGCAATACCCTCCACAACATATATGCTGATGTACGACCACCACTAAAACTAATAACTGTTGGTTCTATGATTTTAAATGGATCAGACATTAAATACAGTCCCTCCTTAATTTGCAGCTATCATGAACATCTCTATATCTAATAGTATTAGTTGCCATGTCTATGTTTTTAATAACTGTGCCTTCTGGTAAATGTATATAATCTTTCATTAGACATCTACTAGCTTTTTTGTTTGGATGATGCAATGAAACATAAAGCTCTGCTTGTAAACAATTTTTAAAATTACCTATATATTTAAAATCATCTTTTATAGGGTTAGTGCTTATTACCATAACAAAAGCATACTCAATCATAGTGATTCCTCCTGTTTAAAAAACTCCTTTCGTTACAATCCTTGTAGTATGTTCATTTAATATTTGATACTTTGTATCGTTGCTATCAGGTGTAAATGTAATGCTATGTTTATATCCATCTACATGAAAGTAATCAATCTTTATCTCTGGTTTTTTTTCTTTTTTCTTTGTCATGCTTGCAAACTCCCTTCATATTATATGTACCTATGTCAGAGGTTAAACTACACCACCATAATTTTCCATCATGATAACAAGCGTAATTATCGCAAACATTACATAAGTGTTCTTTTTTTAAATTAACCTTCGTCATGCAAAGAATCGTCTATCCATTCATCTTCTTTAACTTTAGCTTCTAATACTGCTAATTCTTCTTTATGTACTTTAATCATCTGTTCAAGATACCATATAGTTTTGGTACAGTCATCTATTCTATCTGTAGGTTTTTCAGACTTTAAACCCTCACGACTAATATATTTTATTGCGTTGCCTTTTATATAACCATAAAATTCTTCCTTACTCATTTTGGCTTGCATATATTCTATGGTTTCAATACCTCCCAACTTGTAATGATCTGGATTTATTTTATCAGACATAACTAAACCTCCTCTAATGGAGGTAAAGTTAAATCAGAATCAATACTTTCTATTTCAGGAAGAGTTGTAATCTCATCAGATGGAAATAAACTTTCATCGTTTATATATATGTTTGGATCAACATATACTTCTTCTTCCATACCACCCCCAATTATTTCTATGGTTACTATATCTTCTCCATTCTTACTTGGGTTGTAATGATATATTGAGTATTGAATACCAGCTAATATTGCAATTGCTAATATTATAATTAATGTTTTTGTTTTTAAATATTCCATAAATATCCTTTATTAAAATTAAATGAATACATTCAACTCCCAAGTTCTCATCGCAATAATTCAGACCTATTCCAAACTACTGCACTTGAGAGCAAATGTATCTACACGCCAATGTAACCTATATTAAAACGGAATATCATCTGCAACCTTAGATACTGTTTCTCTTGGAGCATTTGATCCGTTGTTATTGCTTGGCTTTTGAGGTTCACTCAAGCGACCTTGCATATAAGACACACCTCTTGCGGAAGTTTTATTCCATGCACTAAGTGACATTTCCTTACCTCCCTCAAGCGTTACAGTACCTGTAAAGTCAGGTCTTTTATCATTATCTCCCTTGTCATTTGGAAATAAGACAAAACTATTGGTATTATCATACTCTGCCATACTTACTTCTCCTTAATGGTTTTTAATTTATCTTCAACTTCTTTTAAAAAGTTTTCAACACTTGCTTCCAGACGATCAATATAATCATCATCTCTTTCTACTCTTTTAATAAAGAGTTTATATGCTTTAGGAAAGCTAGGTTGATATGATACAAAGTCACACCATTGCTTACCTGTACAAGCCATCTGCCATTGCATTTGGTTTATATATTTTTTATTAATTATTTCTGTTGCTAGTGTAGTAGTATGCGTAATAGGTTGAACACATTTTATTTCAATCAATCCATCCTTGTGTACTAACCCATCAGGACTAGCACCACTCATACTTATGCTTGGATGATCTATAAAACCTACCTCCCTTACATCCTTATCTAGTAATAGCTTATTAAAATTAGCATACTCTATCCTAGCTTCATCTTCATAATCAATGCCATGTTGCATAGCAGCAGTCACATACATGGGAGTTACTTTATTGGTAAGTCTTTCTGTTATTAGCTGATAGAAATATTTTTCTTTTGCTAATTTAGATCCACTTATTACAACATCAACCATGCTTGCAGTTACCTTACCTAACCTAGCAGAAAACCACTCAGCACTTCTTTGTTCCATTATGCTTCCTCCTCTTTTTGTAGATCAATCATTCTTTCTACAAAAGGTTGACATAACTCTCTGTCAGTATTTTTAAGTTTATTAAAGTATTTTCTACAAGCATCTATACCATCTACTTGATATAACTTTTCTATATACTCTAAAGCATCTACTTCAGGGAGATCTTCGCCTTGATAGATATACAAACCTAATCCATGTAACGCTATAGCTTTTGCTAAACATCTCATCATAGCGGTGTTTAGATCTTGCGAATCAGGTTTCTTGATGGCTTTGTTTTTATTATCCATAACTGCGAGTTGTGAAGTCATTTCTTTTCCAAACGCTTTTACTGTACAGAAAACCATCATACTTCCATCAGGCAATGTCATAGGCTCTGCATAAGTCCATGTTGCTGATTCATCATGTTGCAATAAAGTATCTACTGCCCAACTCCATGAAAGGTAAGTGAACCTACCTTTCAATTCAGTATGTTCAGATACATCTATCTTTCTTAAATCTTGATATTTACTCATAGTGATTCCTTATATATTTTGTTAAACTTTTTGATCTCTGCGAATAGATTAAACTCACCCCTACAGGCTTGTTGTAAGTCTTGAATACGCTTACGCTCTTCTGCTTTTTCTATCTCGGAGTATAGTTCGTGGAGTTGTTCTTGTTGTTCTATGTCTTGAATACTAGATTCAAGTGCATATTGATTTGATTTGCTCATGGTATCTTCCTTCTTCTTAAAGGTTAATAAAAATGTTACTAAGTATTACTTTACTCTCGTAAATTTATTTTGTCAAACTTTTATTTCTTATAATAATTTCCACATTTCTTTGGCTTTCATAATTTGCCATTCTGATAAATCGGATAATGTAATTTCAGGATTATCCTCCTCCCAATCGCTTTCAAAAAAACTTCCGTTTGTAAAATAAGTTTTTCCAAATGTTTGCTCTTCATCAAAAGGAGCTTCGATAAGAATTTCTAAAACAATAGCTTGAGCTTGGTCTTGATCTATAGTCAGCCATACATATTCTGATTGATGTTCATGCCAATATTCACCATGTTTCTTTTTTGCATCAGCAACTTTTTTTTCATATAAATTCATTTGTATGTTTCCTTATTTTTAAAGGTTAATAAATAACAATCAATTTATTGACTGTTGATACAGTATAAACTATTAATTTCTTTTTGTCAAATTTATTTTACTTACTGCTTTTTCATATCCTTGTGATTTAAATACTCTACCATCCTTGCTAGTAGCTTTGTATTCAAATTGACCAAATGTTTTTTTCATTTGTTTTAAAAATTCATTTATAGTTATTTTAGATTGTTCCAAATCTTGACTCCTTATATCTAAATGTTTTAGGATCAAAGTATAAACCTACTGTACCCTCCCAACCTACACCATGTCTTTGCTTAGTTATTTCTACAAAACAGTCATAGCTATTCATAACTTTTTGTATCTCTTCATCTGTTTTTTCTGACATATCCACTAAATCTTTTTCTTTAGATTTATTGCGAAATACAGATATAACATTGTCACATAAATTAGTAATGTCTGATGATCCCATGACATCCATTTTATTAGGTTGATTATTCTCTGACATTGTTTTTCTACTATGTGCTACCAAAAATATATGTATACCTATATCTCTTGCACACACACAAAGCTTATTTATAAATTCTTTTTGTTTATTATAATCATCAGAATTAATTCCTACTTTAGTAAGAGAATCTATAACAAAAACCTCTACGCCCAATTTTTCTTTAGCATAATAAATAACACTTAATACTTTTTCAGGAGATGTTTCACCCTCACTATCATAAAGAAATAAATTATCATTTACATCATGCAAAAAATTATCTATTGCTACTTGTGTTGGAGATGAGTTATTAGTTTGTTGCAACATTCTTCCTAGCGTAGCTCTTGGTTGCATTTCAAAAGATCCAATTAAACATTTATGTTCTCTTAAAAATTTTAAAATAACAAAATTAAGCCATGCGGATTTACCATGTCCTGAAAATCCTGTAACAATACTTACCTCATGGTTTCTTATTTTAAATAGATTATCAAACTTGGTAAAAGGTAATGGTCTACCGCCTTGTACATCCTCCGTAAAATAATCCATAACCTCATGACTATAATCTTTTGCTCTTCTGATCTTGGTATGTTCAGAGGTATCTCTTTCCTCAAAATAGTTTCCTATCTCGCTATCATTGATTACCATCTTATTTAATTTATCACTTAATGTTGACATATATTTCTCTTAACTTTCCTGTTAATGCTAACAGTTTCTTTTGATCTTCATCTGCTAAATGCTCATGGTTGTTTAATGATTTACTACATAATGCAAGAAATAGTACATCATCCTTAATAGCTTTTAATACTGCGTATGGATTAAACCTAATTCTGCTTTTAGGCTTCCATTGATTATCTAATTTATTAGGCATGACATCATCCCAAGATAATCCAGCACTCTTTATAACATCCTCCCATGAACATCCAGCAAAACAATTACCAATCAGTTTATCTTCTTTAAACTTCAGACCTAAACTAGCAGATGTATCATTATGTGCAGGACATAAACATTGATACTCATCTTCGCCTGACTTATAAACCTTTTCAAACTTTGATAATATTTCAGCTTTCTCTAGCATCTTCTAATTTCTCCCATATCATTTCTCTTATCTGATACTTGCGACCTAGTGGGATCTCATTCTTACCCCAATGCCAACAACATTGCCTTGTAACATTCAGTTTCTTTGCTAGTGTAGGTATGTTTACCTCCAAAGCATTTAATGTAGAATCCAATGTTATGTCCTCAATGTTAATAATTTTTCTCCACTCTTTTTGTTGTGTTTGATCTTGCATTTATTTCTCCTTATTTAAAATTGCGTTACGCACTAAAAGTGCAAACTCTTTGTTATGCGGATTAGCATCTGGAACATTTTTTCCAGATAATATATCCATCCAATCCTGTACATCTTTATGATCATCAGGTTGATCTTGTATACTATCAAGATAATCTTTTTTAGCTATCTCATTTCTCTTACTATCATTTTCTAATTTTTTCATTACGCTTCCTCCATATAATAATCAGGTTCATCTCTTGGATCATCTTGCATAGCTTCATAGATATGCTCATATGCTCTATCAACCTCATCATCTGATAGCAGATAGTCTTGCTCATACCCATCATCATCAATGTAAGATCCTGTACTGCATATAACAGGGAATTTACCCTCATCATATTCAATGTCATATAAAATATTTATAGGTACTTCTACTTCGTCTAAGGCTTTATTAAATACCCATCCTGTTGTTTCCCAATCGTTTGTGTACCATGATCTATTCATCTTCACTCTCCCTTAACTCGTCTTGCAATCGTTCGCAAAATTCTTTTTCAGATTCCATTTCTTCTTGAATCATCTTGTCTATTTTTTCCCATGGATTCCATTCTTTATTTTTATTACTCATGTTATTTCTCATTTTTCATTCCTTATATTGTTAATAAGTTTTTACTTCATGAAAAATACTAATACAAGTTAAATTAATTGTACAATTTATTTTACTTATCAAGATTGTTTGCGTGATTTATTTTATTTATAGCAGATCAATTGCTTATTCATTTTATAGATATAGACTAGGAAACTTTTTTGAATCATGATAAAATCTTCATTCTTTATAGATAAATGCTTTTGACCTTAAGAAATTTCCCTCAAATTATTTATTATTAAAAGAGCATTCTTAAAAGATCATTCTTAATAAATGATTTTATCATTACATAATAAAAACGCCCCTTATTTTATCTATTAAAAATATATAACATTCTTTCTATATACTATTGAAAAATATATATAATTAGTTTATAATAGTAAGTATTAAGGGATTAATTCGCTTAAAATTTATATAAGGCTCTTTGAGAGTCTTTTTTTATTTTTGGTATATAGGTATCAAGTAGACAAAAAAAAGCCCGTAATGGATGATTACAGGCTTTAATTATTAGAGTTTTAAGTTATTTTCTTAGTTTTAATATATCGCTAGTGGTTTTTAAATTTTGGCTTACTTTATGCCTTGCAAAAATAACCGCTTCGTTATATTCCATAACTTTTAAGCATTCGATTAGATATTCATTAAACATTTTTTTAATTGCAATTTTTTGATTCATACTTAAACCTTTATAATTTTTTTCAGCATTAGATAAAATACTCATGATTTAACCCCTTTTAAATATTGTTGAAATAGTTTTTTACATTCTTTAATTGGATAGTAAAAATATATTTGCTTGTGATATTGATTATTTTTAATATCTGTAATTGTTATTGATCCATTGTAATTTTTTGTTATTGTCATAATTAAAACCCTTTAATGATTTTTATAAGATATTGTAGGGATATTAATATCCCAACACTTAGTGCATGATAAGCATTTACCGCCTTGCTTATAAGATTCACACTCAATACCAATTGGTTTATTAGTATGAACATTCGATACAGTAATATTCTTTAAACCTTGTAAGGATTTAGGAATTTTTACCGCCTTGTCTATAAACATGGCAGACAACCTAACAATTAAATTACTAGGAATAATATTAGATTTTGCATAATCACTAATTATTTTATATTCCCTTGTAGGAATCCAAAATTTAGTATTTGGCATTTTAATTGCAATTTCGCATATTTTTGATAAATGATTAAGTGATTGAATATCGCCTGAATCATGCCACCTGAACAAAGAATCTTTACCTATTAATGAGATCATAGAATCAACCCATTTAGGATGATTTATAGAATGTAATCTTTTTTTCTGAGTGGGTAAAATATTAGATTTAAATCTATGATAATTTCCCTTATTGGCATAACAATTATTACAGATTGATCCTTTAATTTTTGCCATCTTGGAACCTGTAATGCAATTCTCAGTAGGTAAAGAATAAGATTTACAAGGCATCTTACTAGTTTTTGTTGTATTTCCTACTAATAACGATGCTTCCTTTTTGGTATAAATTGTTATTGTTTTCATTTTATTTAATCCTTTTAAATTCAATGAGTTAGTATTTTAGCGTATTTAATAAGCGTTATAATATTTATTAAAT